GTCCTCTTTAGCCATCTCCTGTTTCTTAGGGTCAGTCCCCGCCGCGGCGAGATTCACGGCACCCCGACTCGTGATCTCCTGGATGTCGGCACGAAATTTCTTAATCTCCTCACCGAACGCGCTTTCGCCCACGTTCCATACATTCTTTTGGAACCAGTTCTTAGAATCCTCCTGGATCAGCTTATGCAGCGCGTCCAAATCATTATCGAGCGATTCCGCCAGCTTGTCCGCCGATACCTTCGCTTCGTCCAGAAGGATTTGAAGGCCGTTCTGTCGCTTGCCTTCAAGCTTGGCGATGTCATTCTCCAACCGGTCGTTCGCCAACTGCATTTCATCATTCGTCAATCGCAAGCCCGCGTTCGCGGCATTAAACGCCATCGCGATTCGCCGCGGGGCTTCATTAATGTCCTTGAAGAATTCGTGAATCTTCTTTCCGACCTCAGCCACAGTACCCGCGAACGCGACCGCGCCAATCAAGGGGAACGCCGCCTTTAGCGCGGGCCCCAACGGCAGAACCGACGTGAGAAACCGCTCGACCGCGCGAACGTTGTTCTGAATATTCCCTTCAAACGTCCGGGTCGCCGCCGAAGACGCCTGCATGTTCGACACCGTATGATTGCCGAACTGGCGAATTGCGGCCGTACCGTCCGCGCCGAATTCGCGGACCTTTGCCTTTAAACGATCGACATCGCTATTGAACTGCGAAGCCTTTCCCACACTAAAGCCGACAGTGATCGATCGGATCTTTCCCATCTAAGCCGCCCCTTCTGAAAATTCGGCCAATGTTTCGCTTACCGCATCCGTGAACGCCTGAACCGCGGGCTCTTCGGCCGCGTCCGCCGCCGGCCGTAGGAACGGACGCGCCGGCACCCACTTGTCCAGGAATCGAAGGTTCGGCTTGTGCCCCACCATCCGATGCCCGTATTCAATCCATTGGGCAAGATACGCGGAGCGAAAGAACCCGATTTCCGCAAAGCTGCCCCGGCGCGCATCGAGCGTAACCTTCACCTGCAAATCCGTGATCAGCGCCTGGTAGTCCTTATCGCCGCCGATACGAGTCGAGCGCACCGGCGTCCGGACATCGATTTCCCGCTCGATTACCTCAGCCGCCGCATGCAGTCCCCGCGTTACCGCAACGACCGCCACGGCCGTCTGTAACCGCCCCAGATCCGCGCAGCATTCCTCAATCCCTTCAACCTCGCCGCTCATAAATCCACCTCGGTTTGATAGGGATCACGCCATGGCGGAATGTGGACCTTTATGCGGCCCTTGTTTTGTTGCGAGAGGAGTGCAATCTCATCCTCGTTCGCGTGATCGGCGAGCCCCGTCCGATGGGAGAGCCGTCCCGCCAGTAGATCTACCTCATCTTCGTTCGCGTGATCGCGGACCGCCGATGCCGCAATCCGCGTGCGCGATTGCAGCCGGATGCGCATCGAGTCGACGCTGTTCTGAGCCGCTTGCATCGGACAATCGACACAATTCTGATCGTCGCAATCCGCATTGGTGCAGCCCTCGCAGTCGCCATCTTTACAGGCGTCGCACTCGCATTCGCATTTGTCGGAAGCGCGGAGATGCGCCGGCACATTGTGCAGCCGCCCCAGCATCCGGAAGCGGCGCGCCTGCGCCATCGCCTCAATCTCATCGCCGTCCGTCGGCGAAGCGGCGATCGCCGTGGCCAGGCCGTTATCCACACAATCCTGCGCCGAGAAGCAGCTCTCCTCATCCATCAGCGATTTGACCTTCGACGGGCTCAGCCCGGTTCGATCGCAATACGCTTCCGCGATACTCCCGTCGATCGTGTCCAGCGTCGACGCCATCTTCGTCATGTCGTTTTTGTTGCCGACACAGCTCGCCCACGCGTTGTTGATAATCATCATCGCCGTGCGACCCATGATCCGCGTCTCGGCCGCCATCGCGATGATCGACGCCGAGGACGCCGCGATCCCGTCGATATACGCCTCCACCGGCTTGCCGCATCCAACCAGCAGCGAATGAATCGCCATCCCTTCGAACGCATCGCCGCCTGGCGAATTGATCCGCAGCCGGACCTTTGAATAGGCTCCGCCATCATCCAGCGCTTTTTTCACATTGAGCGAGCTGACCAGCCCATCGGTGGGATAGCCCCAGCCCTCCAGCATCGAGATCGTGGCGGCGTCGACGATATCGCCGTAAACCAGCAGCTCCAGCGCCCCGTCATCCGCCAGCGCCGCACGAAACCGCGGTTTTGCGGATTTATTCCCCTGGCGAGGATGCCGCGGCATTTGCGCCGGCCGATTAGAATCGAATCGAAAACTCATAAGAAGCCCCTTTCACCCCATGCTTAATGTTTTTTTGATTACGGTCGAAATTGCACTGGGACACGGTCTCAAACTCTCAAAGGTCCAAGGATGTAAAGTACCCCCACCTTCCGATCGATGGGGGCTACTCCTCTTTACGCTGCCTTGGTTTTCGCTTCGTCGAGGATGATACACATCCCCGCCGCCTCCCACTTCTTCGCGAGCGCCGCGTCGATCAGCACTTCCTCATTAGCACGGAAGGAAAAGTCGCGCGGAAAGCCGAGCATCGGCTCGCCGTAGCGGTCCCGAAGCTTCGTTTGCGCGATCGTCTCCTTAATGACCGCTTCGGGAACCGGCTTCGGCGTCCGGGCCCGCATAGTCCGCAACATCGTCGCGTATTTCTCGTCAAGGGTCTCCGTCGGCTTCGGATCGGCCAGGCCGGCGATGGAATCCAACATTTTCACTTTCGATTTCATTGGTTTTCAATCCTTTCAAAATTTGGAAAGTGGGGAAGTCGCCTTCACGGACTCCCCACGGAGTTCTTAGCTTGCGCTTTGCTGAAGCACGGCGATCGGTCCCGTGCCTGCGTTTATTAAATTCCCGTCGAAACGCTGAAAAGCTGTCATCCCGACTTGCAAGTAGTCTGCATAACGTTCACGAAGCACAAGCACCGTCGTGCCGCCCGCGACCTCGCGGACCTTATATGTGGACATGTCGCCGTAAAGCATGCTATATGCACTCGCAGCGGGGATCGCCATGTCCTGATTGATCACGTACTCGTTTTCCAGGATCTTGGGTTTATTGCCCCCGATCACGTCCGCGCCGATTTGGAAACTTGCCGTGAGGCCAGGCTGCCAGAGGGGCCGATTATTTCCGTCGACCATTTTTTTGATGAGCTTTAACATGGTGTCGCTCATCATAAATTTACTAGACGGATTTTCGCGATAAGCCGGATCGACCGAGTGTTGCAAATCGACCAGGTTGTTATACGCGATCGCTGCCGTGTTGCCCGGCAGGAGCTGGAACACGTTGCCAGAGGCGACCGCCGCCGTCACGATCCCGGTAGGCTCATTCGTCCCGGTGCCGACCGTGCATTTCTTGTTGAACAAACGCCCCAGCCGGATGCCCAATAATTTCGCGGCCAGGCCATCAATGTCGAAATACGAGTCCTGGATCAACGCCAGTGGAATCAGGATCAGATCGCTCGACCCGATATACGCAGAGAACGTGACCGTGTTGAAAACGAAATCCGTTTCGATCATCTGAACGTTTTCGCCGATGATCCGTCCCGAATTCGTCGTGTCATTGATCGTGGGCCAAGGCATTGTATTGCCCGTGCCGGTGGGAAACCGTTCGACGGTCCCATCGATTCCGCCGAACCACTTCTTTGCCTCTTCGAGTTGGTCGCTAAAGCCCTGCGGTACTAGGTCGCCGCCCTGCGTTCCGACCGTCGTCGACATCGCATTCCGGAAACCGCCGCCAGGAATCCCTGCACCGGAATTGATCGCATCGAGCGTCTGGCGATCGTCCGCGTTCAGGCGCTCGCCAGCGCGCAGCAGGTTCGAGAAAGCCCGGCCGTGAGGAGTTTTATCGATCGCGCGTTTGCGCGAACCGCTCAGCCTGAAGGTGTCCTTCAATTCCTCCAAGTCGATATCGCTAATACGCACACCCGTTTCGAGTCGCGACACCGCGGCGACACGAGGTTCGCCGGATTCGATTTGCAACGATTCTTCGATCTCGGAATATTCGGATTCCATCCGATGATATTTTTCGCGCTCCTCGCTAGTGAGATTCTTCCGGCCCTCGGCTTTTGCTCGGTTCAAAATATCGGTCATTTGAGTCGATAATCTGTTCAGTTTTTGCAATCCATCATTGTTTTGCCGCACAAAGATTTATCCTTTTCAAATTTTTTAAATGGTGGTCTTTGCGCAGCCCGCGCCATCCCTGGATGACGTTGCCGTGCTCACCCCGCATCCGTTTGCCTCTCGGCCGCTTTTCGGATTGGGACTTACAATTGTTCGCGGCATCGATCGAGAGTCGATGTCGATGGCATAGCGAAGCAGTAAGAATTACCGTTCGCGCCAAATAAAATTTAGGATTTTCCCGCGCCAGTGAAAATTGGCCTGTGCCACGGTCACCAGGGCCTTGCGGCCCATAGAATTTGGGCCCCCCCCGCACTGGCTCACTCGATATCCTCGCTCTCTGGCTTCCGCATCGGTTTCCCTCGCAGCATGATATGCGGCCGAATCATCGGCAGCCCCGCCGCGTGCTCGAAGAACGTTCCCTT